ACATCTTGTGCATGATTAATTGTGCTACAAAACACAACTGTTTTTCTCTCTTCAGCTTTACTTTGCCATTCCTCAACAATTCTTTTATTGATTGCTCTTTTATTCATAATCTTTTCGACTTCTGACATATCAAAGTCTGTTACTGTTTTACGAACATTCGCTAAATCTTTTTGCACACCAACATCAATGACAAATGTTTTTGGTGGCACAAGAAATCCCTCACGAATTAACGTGTTAATCTCTATTTGATGCGAACAGTTTGTAAATACTTTCTTTAAACCTTTTTTGTCACCTCGATTAGGGGTTGCGGTAAAGCCTACAATCTCAACTGAATTGTTAGCTTCTTTTACTTTGTTTATAATACGCATATAAGTATCTGCTACCGCATGATGACTTTCATCAACAACAACAAGATCAAAATGATTAATATTATTTAAATTGTTTTCTCTTGATAAAGTTTGCACCATGCTAAAGATAGTGCTCCCATTCCAATCTTTCTCTGAACCATCAACAATACTGGTTGAGATGTTTGGGTTTACTCTTGAAAACTTAGTTTTGTTTTGTCTTACTAATTCATCTCTGTGTTGCAACACTAAAACTTTGTTTCCAACTTTAAATCTTTTGCCAACTAAGGCGGATAACATAATTGTTTTTCCTGCACCTGTTGGTGCTACAACAATCGTGTTCTTATGTTTATCTAAAGCTACAGAAGCATCATCTACTGCTACTTCTTGGTATGGTCTAAGAATCATTTTATTCTATTCTCCAAACTCTAATACCTTTGACTTTTGAACTTGACCACCCCTTCATCTCGTAACCATTTTTATCTAGGTGATACACTTGCTTGGACTTTGTTTTATATCCTAATTTTTTTAATGCTCTTACTAGTCTCCCTACTTCACGACTAAGAAGTGTAGCATCATCAAAATACACACTATCTCCAACTTCCATTCGTTGTGCCGTATGTGTAGCCTGGTCTACTTTTTTATCATCAAAAGGAATATTCTTTTCTATTTCCATAATGTTTGTTCCCTTGTAAATCGGGTAGCTTTGCGGCATCGGTGCTACCCAAACCGACTCTAGCAGACGAAGAAGCAGTCTTGCCGCTAGAAACTGTAAAACCTACTTATTTGTTTTAGCCCAAGGTGCCATGGGATTTACGCCCCCGCCTTGTTGATTACCAACATTTTGTGATGGTGAAGTAGGTGGTGTTGTTGTAGGTTGTGGAGTTTGCACTTGTGCATTACCAACATATTGATTATCTCCAACACAAAGAGTCCCTACCAACTTATTTTTGTCAGCATAACCATTTGAACCTTTTTCAACACCAATTTTAGCACAAAACTCCATTCCATCCATTACCTCAAGACCACTAATGTTTCTTGTTTGCATGGCTTCTGGAGAAATATCAGACTTTGATAAACCTTTTGCACTATCAATAATATCTTTAATAGTTTGCATACCAATTTCTTTTGTATAGAAATTACCTGATTCAGGATTACGTTTACCGCCATCAAGCATAATATTTTGCCAAAATTTTCTTTTGTCATAAGTGCCACCAATTACTGTGAATTCAAATTCAACCCATTTGGTGCCTCTATCGTTTGACTTAAATAAAGGCTCTTGTGAAAATTCAGATAAAACTTCACCACCTCTCTTTAAGGTAATAATGACACGAGCTACCGTGCCTGCTGGGATAAGTTCAAAATCAGAACCACCACCAGATGTAACATTACTAAAATCAAGCATTTATTTACTCCCTTCGCTAGAATTAGGTGATACAAAATCTAATTTTCTTTCTGTATCACGACCTGTGATTTTTGTTAATAATTTACCTAAATGAGGCTCTTCTAAAACCTCAAGTTGTCCAGACCTATCCTTTGCGGGATAGCCCCATTGATTTAAAGTTTGACATACAAAAGCTCTATAAGGAGGGTGATCATCACCACCTGGCATCACTGCCATAGTAATTACTTCGTCAACAATTCCTGGCAATTCACGGCCAGTTTTTGCACCCTCAATTTGCAGTTCAAAATTTGTCCTGCCGTATTCGTCAGTTTTCTCATCAAGAATACCTACAAAGACTACATTTTTTGATCTAATGTGTTGCAAATGTGTAAGCCAACCCATCATTTCACGACCTTGCATACCATACACAGCTCTTGTGTCAACTTTACCAGTTCTATCAGATTTATTATCTGCATGACCAAAGCAATATTGAAAACAAAGTCTACCTGCAACTGTAATACTGTCGACAAAAATGGAATCATATTTCTTCATAATCTCCATTTGGTCTCCATACATTTGAGAAACTCTTTGAAATTCAATTTCACTATAAGGTTGATCTGGTGTTAAAGCAGGATTTGGACCACCAAGAAAACAAGCAAAATCTCTGCACTCTTCCCATGTTTGTGGGCGAATAACATCAATCGGCCAGTTCTCAATAGCGGCATCTCCTGCTTCTAAATCCATAAACAAAGTTGTATCAGGGTCTAAAGTGCGAGCAAGAGTAGTCTTGCCCACACCGCTAGGACCACAAACAACAATCTTATGTCCACGTTTTTCTTTTAAACGCTCTTCAGCAGAAATAATTTTAAGAGTCATTTGAAGCCTCCGTAATATCTACTGATGTGCCTACGACCTGCACAGTTCTATGCTTTTGCAACTTATCCTTTATTGCAGGAGGTGCATTGTTATACTTACGCTCATCAATGCCATAAGTAATTTTTGCATAATGCTTGGCATCTTCTTCTGACAGATCATTCATAAATGTTTGAACTAGTCCATCTTGATCCCAAGTAACTTTTTGTCTAATAGACACTTTAACTTTGTAACCATCTTGATCAAGAGTTGTGGTTCCAAAGTCTTTGTTTTCTTGGTTTAATTTAGCTCTCGCAAAATTACCAAATCTAAGTTCAAGCTCCTTATTCATAGTAGCTTGTTTAGTCTTTAATGCCTCAAGTTGACTTTTCAAATCTTCTCTATATCGGAAGACATCAACCATAGGCATAGTCTGAAAATCTAAGTCCATAATACGCTCCTTCTTGTAAAATTAAGCACTAGATACCTTAAACATAGGCATACATAACCTACTTGTCAATACCTAAACTATCTTTTTTTATTTTTCTCTTGTAATATATATGATATATCATATATATGATATATAAATTAATTTAACAAAAAAGGAGTTTAATATGGGTAATTCAGAGATGATTTTAGTAGATCACGAGGAATCTCACATACTTAATGGTTTTCAACGAGACTTATATACAAAAAAGCACACGTTGGAAAAGCTTGAAAATTTAATTGATAAACATCCATATTTATATGGTTTTGATTTAGCTGACGAATATGGAGAAACTTTAGATAAAAAAAAATGTAAAAAAGCAGCACAAGATTTATTGAATCATCACATAAAGATCAATCCATCAAAAAAATACAAGCAGGTAAACATAACTCTCGAAGTATATAAAGAAGTTAAAATGTTATCTATACATATGGAAAAGTCTATGGCTGGCACGTTTCTTTTTTTACTGCAAGCCTATAAAAGAAGAGTGAATGAATATTTAGAAAGGGTTGCATCAAAATGAGAAATACTGATGAATATACTAAAGCAAGAGTTAGGTCTCACCCCATGCAGTGTTGGAATTGTAAAAGATTTGCACCAAAGTTAATAGAAGAACTTAACAGTGAGAAACCTAACGAAAAATATATTGGCAATTTAGAAGTTGTAGGTAAACCAGTGGCTACAGAGTTTAACGGAAAAATGTATTGGCGATATAAAGTATGGACAGGTGAATACAAAATGAACTTTGGACATTTTTGTATGCAGAAATGTGCTACTTCATGGGCAAACAAACAAGTTTGGAACATTAAAAAACGGAGTAACAAAGGAGATCCCGTTGATGGTAATCACAAATTTGAACAATTAAAAGAAATGAGAAATAAATTATCTAATCATTTTAATCGACATTAGCGTTTATTTTTATAGGAGAGATGAATGTCTATACCATGTATAGCTTTCATCATCTTTTTTTTTAACTTAAACTCTGGTGTTTGAACACCTTTAGCGTCTTCAACAACCAGTTTAGATAAACCGTTTTCTTCTTCTAATAAATATCTAAAGTCAGCTATATAATCACATATTTTTTGTTCATTTATCTCTAATGGAAATTTAATTTGGCGTTCTAACTGTGTTACCACCCCTGCTCTTTCCATGGCTTTTAACTGACCCCACCTTTCAGCTTCCCATCTGCTATCAAATGTTAATCCCATAGCTATCGTTTTTTTTGCAAAATATTTGTTTGGTCTTCTTGTTTTATTGGGTATAATTGGGTATTTATAGGTCATGGAGGTAGTATAATGACAGATACATCAAAGTTCAAGTCAATAGGTATAGACGTAGATACATATAATAAATTAAAAATTATTTGTGATAAAGAAAGAAGAAATATACGTCAACAAATTGGATTAATGGTTGATAAGGAGTGTGAAAGATTGAATATAAACAATGATAATAAAGTATTAGGTTTAGGCGGACTCAATCGCTCTCATTCTTGAAATTAGGCGATTCGCTCTGTTTGTTACTTGTTTATGCCAACGGCTGTCTTCCATCTGAATTGCACATTCAGACCAGTTATTCTCAGCTAATGCAGCACGAAACTTTATAAATTTAGATAAGCGAGGTCTGCCCATATTAAACATCATGTTTGCACAGATTTTTTGTGCTTCTTCAGGTAATTCATCAAAGTTTTCAAATAACTTTTTGCACTCTGATATTGTAATTTCTATATCTTTTGCAAACAATTCGTTAACACGTTCTTCTGATACAGGTGTGCCAACTGATAAATTATATTCTTCATCAGATTGTTGAATAAGATGGCCGATTCCTAGCGTAGGCAGAGACAAATGATCTAAATAAATAATATGCTCACCTAAATCATTTTTTTTAACGCCCTCATCATAAGCTATTTCTTCTCTTAATTCATCTATGTTCATCTGTTAAATAACCTTTCATATTGTTCTTTAGGCACACTCAACGGCGATCCTCTTCTAGCGGCTATTGCTTGATTTGCCGGAGATAATCCTAATGCTGCACCAACTCCAGGTTGCGTAACATCTATACCACCTACAGCACTTATATTAGCTGCTGGTTGCACATTAATAGACCCTAACCCTGTATTTGTCCTGGCTGGTGGCCTCCTATCTTCTGGTTGAGGACCAACAGCTTGAGCAAGAACTTGTCTTGGAACAGCCGAAGTTATCTGTGCTCTAGTGATTCCTAAATTAAGTCTTCCAGCAGCATCATTTACTGCATCAGCTACTCTGTCGTTTACAGCTTCTGGATTGCCTCTGCCAGCCTTGGCTGCTTGAACATACTTTCTAGCTATCTCTGGATTAGATCCAATCATGTTAAATATTTTTGCTTGCACAATCTCTTTAAATCTTTTGATAGGATTTGATGTAATACCTGCGGCAGCTATTGTGCCCTCTCTTGACACATCGCTTAAAAGTTCTAAATCTTTTCCAAATTCTTTAAGAGCTGTAAACTCATTTTCTCCAAGTATTTCTTTCATAACCTTTGGATCAAATCTATTTATGTGTTTAAGCAAAGCTTGTGCTGTTTGTGAACTTGAAAACACATTTTGATCAACTGCTGACAGTATATCTTCTACCACAAATTGTTTAAGATTTTGCAAAGCCTCTGGATCTTTTTCAAAAAACTTTTTAATTTTTTTTGCTTCTGCTAAAGAAACACGACCAGGCGTTGCAACAATTTGTACAGCCTCTGCTGGATCTAACAAACCCTGATTCATTCTGTTGACTAAGCTAATACTTTTTGTTTGTGCAAAAGCCTCTTTAGCCTCAGCTAATTCTTTTAAAGAATCTACAAGCGGTCTATTTTGTGCTGTGCCACGAGCAATAATTTCATCTAATATTTCTTTATCAAGCTTTTCTGTTCCTGACCTGGCAATAACTTCACCGAGGTTTTTTAGTTCATTCCATTGCTCTTTGAACAAAACCTTACCAACATCATCGCCAAGCTTAAGTATTTGATTATTAAATAAAGTGCCGCTAAATTTACCAGATGATAACTCACCGCTTTGAGCAATGCCAGTTTTTCTAATTGAGTTTTCCAAGAATGATCTTGATAACTCTTGTCTTAAAACCTCTCCTTGATCTCCGACAGTCGTTATTAATTGTTTAAGCCTTTCAGGTTGATCTGACTTTAACACTCTGTTAAAAAACGTATCTATTTCAAATTTTACATTAGGGTTATCAACACCCAAATCTCTTATACTTCTAATAAGGCCAAATCTTTCTAAATCTTCAAAAGCTTTTCTTCCAGCCTTGTAAGAGTTCATAGCGTCAAGTCTAAGTTGTGATGCTTCTCTAATCTTTTCTTTAGCAGCTTTTGATAAACCTTTTAAACCCTCCAACTTAGTTAAGTTAGATCCATCAACAGCTCTGTCTAAAGTATTTCTTAAACCTGTTAAATTATCATCTAACACTCTTCTAAATAAAGCGTTCTCTGACATCAAGGCATCATTAAGTTGTTTTCTTGCTAATACAACTTGTCTAAAACTTGCCTGTTCAGGAAGATTTCTAATTGCTTCAACTGCAGCTTGTGTTCTTGTCGCAGTAGCCCCTATACCACCAGCTTCTTCAATAACTGTTTCAAGAGAGGCTTTTATTTCCAATGTCGGAACAACTCTAGCTGTTTGTGCTGATGCACCACCTGGTAATTCAACCTCTTTTAATAAGTCATCTACTCTTGCAAAATCAGATGCGGTTTTATTTTCAAACTTTATAAAAGCATCATTGACTCTATTTAATAATCTTTCATTAATGCTAACATCCATATCTACATTTTTTTGAATGTAATCAATACTTTCATTAATAGCTTTTATTGAGGCTTTTGATGCGTCTGTTTGTGCTTTTTTTAATGCGTTAAATTGTTGCTTTGACAAATTACCAAATCCAATAGCCGCTGCATCTGCTTGAGCACCAATTAATTTTTCTATTAGACCATCTTTTTCTTTAAAAGCTGCGTCTAAATTTTTTCTTAATCTAGTATCATCTCGTAACACATTTTCAGAAAACTTTTGTCTATAACCTACCATAGCTGGTGCACCTAGAGCGTCAGCACTTGGTATATAATCTCTGTCTAATAATCTTTCTACTCTAGCTAATTTTTCGCCTTCGAGTTTTGCTGTTGGAGTTCCAGCACCTTTAGCTAGTTTTGCTCCACCACCGACTACTGCTCTACCAGCCTTAAATATTAATCCAGCACCAAATTCAAAAGTAGCTGCCAAAGCAGCTTCAGTTGCAACATCTTTTGCAACTTCTTCTGCACTTTGTTTTTGAACCCCAAGTAAGCTTTCAACACCTTCTTCAATAGTTTGCCCTATGGCAGCACCAGCACCAGCTCCAACCGATGCACCAGCTAAACCAAAAGGCAATCCTAAAATAGTTCCACCAATGGCACCAATAGTTTCTGGCACAAATCCAGTTAAGTCAGCTATATCACCAAATGAAAAGCCCTCGTCTTCTATAACTAAATTTTTACCTACAGGGTCAATGCCCCTTTTACGTTGGCCTTCTAATGTTAAAGCTAATCTACCAGCACTATCTCTAGTAAATCCATCTGCTCCAACAAGCTTTGTTAATATAGCTTCTTGATCCTCTGCGGATTCACCA